CTGCGCTGAAGAACTCAATCGTGCTGCCGTTGGCAAACGTGTAGGTTAGCAGCGTCTTGTTCCAGCCTTCGTCACGCCAGCGGTTCGTCCACTGCATGACCTTGCCAAAATCCTTCATCGCACCACGTCGCAGGTGCGGGATTGATTCAGATACGACGCTGATCTCGGTCTTGGCCTTGGCTGCTATGTGGATCAGGACTGCCAGTATCGCGTAGGTCTTGCCCGCGCTCGTTCCGCCTTGGATGACTTTCTTGCGAGCCGTCATCCGCCTGATGCGCTTTATCGCGGTGGTGTGATGAAATGCCATTTGTAACCGAGGTGGGGTTCGAACCCACGTTTACAACTTCTGTTTACGGTCGGGGTGCGCACTCCCTAATTGTCGTTTTACCACTTAAACTACTTCGGTTTTTTCTAATATCATTTTGTTGACGTCAACGAAATGGTTTTGTGGCCATGGCAGGATTCGAACCTGCAATAAACCCCGCCATTGGGGTGTGTGTGCCTTTCCACCACATAGCCTTGTAGTCAGGACAGGATTCGAACCTGTAGCCAAGGTATCTCACCTATACGGGGCACGTTGTCCTACCGTGTGTTTACCAATTTCACCACCTGACTATTTACACAAATATACACTACTTCTCCCCAATTTCCCCCTTCAACTTCTCGACGTAGACGGCCGCATCCATCAACTCCTCCTGCAAGTGTTGCAGCCATTGCAGTGGAGAAAGGTCATCGCGCTCCATTGTTGTGCCGTACTTCCGCTTTCCCGCCTCGGCTCTTGTCCGAAATTGGTCAATGACTGATTCGACTATCTTGTCACTCATCTCCGAATAGCGGTTGTTCGATGTGTACAATGCTTTCCACCTCCTGCTTCGGCAATCCGTACACCCGCGACAGCAAGGTTTCAAGGCTGTAAAGCGTTCCCTTTTCAATACTCTTGCGCATTGCGGATGCGATTGTTTTCTCCAATATCGTGGCCTTCGGATTGTCCCATACCTGCTTCAATTCGTCAACGGTCATCGCCATCATATTCTGAATCGTGTCGTTGATTTCGGAACGCTTGTAGCCTTGGTCAACCAGCAGGGTCACGTACTTACGCGGCCTTCCGTTGGGGTTGCCTGACTGCCCTTTTTCAAACGGCTTGTTGTTTGGTATCGGGTTGCTCACGGCTGTTACTCGGCTGTTTTGTACGGCTCTCCGTTCCTCTTGACTTCCAGCGTTGGGTCAAGTTTAAGCATACGGTCAATTATCACTTGGCAGTACTTCGGGTCAAGTTCCATTCCGTAGCATTTGCGGTTTAGTTGGTGTGCCGCTACCATTGTTGAGCCTCCTCCTAAAAATGGGTCACTAATAAGCAACCCATCAATTTGGTTAAGCATTTTGGTAATTAACTCAACAGGTTTAGGTGTTGCGTGTTCACTTTCCCTATCTCTTTTGCATTGCAACACATTAGGCGTTTTGCCATCTCCTATTTTACCAGCCAATTTAGAACCAAACAAACATAACTCGTGCTGATTTCTAAACGGCATACCCATACCCATTTGCATTTTATCCCAAACAATCATATTGCGCACCCTGTACCCCTTTGCTTCTGCAATGTCTTGATTATACACCCACATTTTCCAGTCACAAAATATAAAAGCAGAATGTGCATTATTAAAGTTTGCCAACACTTTGTCCATTAACGAAATGTAACCTCTTGTGCTTAAATTATCTGTTGCAATCTGTTTATTCCCTCTTGCCCCTATACTTCCGCTTGTTTTGCCGCTTTCTTGAAATCCTCCGCTTGAATATGGCGGGTCAGTATAAATAATTTCCGCCTTCTTCCCATCCATCAACTTCGCAACGGCATCGCTATCCGTTGAGTCCCCACAAAGCAAACGATGCTCGCCAATCTCAAACAGGTCACCCAGCACGATGTCGGTCTGCACTTCGTCAGGCATCTCAAAGTCATCCTCCTCCGCTTCCAGTTCCTGCACCTGCTCAAACTCGGGAAGGTCAAGACCCCACTCGTTTAGTTCATCGGCATCCCACTCATTCGCCAGCATATCCCAATCCCATTCGCCGCCGCTGACGTTGTCTTTGATGATGAACTGCCGTTGCTTATCCTCATCCCAATCCACCACTTCAATCGGCACTTCCTTCCATCCTGCTTCGCGCATTGCCTTCAACCGCATATTGCCACCCAGCACGACCATATCCGTGTTGACTACGATTGGCCGCACCTCGGCCATCTCGGGAAGGTCTTTAATGCTTTGCACCAGCTTCTTGAACTTGTCGTCCTTGATAATGCGCGGGTTGTTCGGGTTCGGCTTCAACTCGCCAATGGCTACCTTCTTCATGCCTCCATGTTTGTAACGATGTCAATGATCTTCTCAATCACCGCAACCTTGGCATGCAGCGCGTTGGGTGCTGTGCTTTCCTCCAGTGAATCCAATACGTTTGACAGGTTGGTCAATAAATGTCCACGATCCTGCCAGTCCAATGCTCGCGCGTCCTGTTCAATTGTAATGTCGGGTTGGTGTGTCATGTCTATAAATATCATTCAACCGATAATCGTGCGCGAGCGTCCATTGCGGCTGCCATCATCTCCTGCAAGCGGCTGACTGCGCATGATCCACACCACCAGTTCGTACGTCCGTAGCCGTTGGCGTTGGCGACGTTCTCCAGCATCGACACCTCGCCCGGTGAGAGCGACATCGTTTGAGATGCATAGTAGCCGTCGAGCTTGTGCTTGACCGATAGCACCTGCATTGCTTCGTCAAGTGTCATTTCTCCGAGAGTTTAATGGTCAGCACCGTCAGACCGGCAGCGCTTAATCCAACCGGTATGGCAAGCAGCCAATGAAGGCTGGACGCTGTGATGGTCAGAACTACGCCCCACCAAAAGGCGAGGCAGGTCAGGCAGGTCAGCGGCTTGCACCTCGCGTAGCGGTAGTACCAGGATGGCAGGACGTTATAGCGGTTCATCGCCAAGGAAGTCATAGTGGCCAAAAGCAATATAGTAATCAGATCCAAGTTCATGTTTTAGTCGTTGCTTGCAGTTGTTGATTGTGTACGAAATTGATCGCCAAGGTATCTTGGTATGTCGCTCGATGAGTTTCTTGTTGCCGAGTTCGAGCCATAGGAGGAATAGCTGCTTGTCGTAGGGGTAGGCACCGGCTTTCGCCCAGCCATCCATGACTTCGAGCGCCCGGTTAAATATCGCATCAGGCCTTGCATCATACGGCTCATCAGCTGCCTCCAGCTGCTGATCGGCGATTTCCTCGCGCAGTTCATTGTGTCGGAAGTCGCGTTGAAATTTAGAGTTGCGACTTCGGTAAAGGTTGATAGCCATTCGCACGATGTAGAAGTTGAGGTAGCCTCCGGTGTGCATGGCTTCGATCTTTTCGGCTGGCTTTTCATATAGTCGGATGACAAGTTCATGTTCAAGGTCTGGCGCAAGGTCAGGCGTAGCCAGCTGCCTCGCTATCTGCCGCAGCTTGCCGCTCGTGTAAAGCGTTAGTATGATTGTGCGTGCCTCCACATTGGTCGCAAATATACATAGTATCTTTTGGTCTAATATTGTGCGGCTCGTAGCGCTTAATTTCTTTGAGCCACGTGTACTTGTTCATCGTAACTTGCAAGACGTAGATGACCTCCAAGCCGTGGTGTACTGTCGAGTAGTGGCGGCGCATCAGCTTGGCTATCTCCATCAGCGTCATTTTCATTTTATGGCGCATGAGGTAAATCAGGCAGTAGCGTGCCTCCGCGACTTCGCGGTGGCGGTCTTGGCTCTGCATCTGGCGCAGGCCAACGCCTGTGCGCTTGGTCACCTGCTCGGCGTAGTAGTAGAACTCCCTTTGTCTATTCATTGGTTGGTGGTTGGTTTGTTGATTGCTTTTAGAAAATCATCCAGTGATCGAACTATGTAGTACTTGTATCCTGCAGCTTCGATCTGCATCTGCCAAATCTTCTGCGCCACGTTTTGCCTACCTGTTTCGGTCTTAAACTCCAGCGCTATCATCCCTGACGGCGACAGGTATAGCATATCCGCGACACCAGCAACGACACCCATGCCCTTCATGACTGCGCCTTGATAGCTGTTGTTGCTGTTGTTGTTCACCGCAAAGAGTAATCCGCGCTCTGCTTGGTAGTTGTTCCAGTGATAGACGAAACACTGGGATTGAAGTCTGAATTCTGAAGACATGAGAATAGTGGTTGATTGTGTTCGTTTTTAAGGTCTTGAAGGATCATAAAATACCCCCTTTTGTAGCCGCACAAATTTAGCAAATGCTTGGCAGTGTGTTTGTCATTGATGAGCGTGTGCAGCACCCAGTACAGCTTAATCTTCTTCAGCTTAATCAATGCCGCCACTTCTTTCAGTGTAGCCTCCTTCGCAATCTTGCGGTAGTCGCTTGGCGTGTAGTTCGGGTTGATTTGCAGGATAACTTCTTCGCCCATCTCTCCGATTTTGACAGGTGCGACGTAGTGGCACGATGGACACTCGGCAAGTCCTGATGGCATCATGTAGCCACACTTCCTGCAGTTCTTCTGCGGTGCAATGCCTTTGCTTTTCTTGGCTTTTTTCTCCAGCATCCAAACGCGGTCAAACTCCCACGCCTTGTGCTGCTCCCTGTTGTTGCCAAAGTCCAGTATGGTAAACTCCTTCTTGGTCGGTGTCACCCGGCTGCCTCTGCCGCACATCTGCAAGTATAGCGGCAGCGACTTTGTCGCGCGGTAGAGGATTACGACTTCAACATTTGGATCGTCAAAGCCAGTCGTCAAGATGCCGCAGTTGCACAGGATGCCGTTTGCACTGTCTTTGAACCACGCCAACACCTCCTGCCTCTCATCCGCTTTCATCGTGCTGTCCAAGTGTCGCGCTGGCAGTCCTGCGTCTTGCAGTTCTTTGCATAGTTCTTTGCTCGACGCAATACTTGGCGCAAATGCCAGCGCCTTCTTATTTGAGCAGTAAAGGAGGTAGTTCGTTATCACGCCGCGAAAGACCTTCTGCTTGCTGTACGCTACCCCCAGTTGCGCCGCATCGTAGTCGCCGTTGTATGTTCGCACTCCTGTTAGGTCAACTGGCACGCTGTACGTCGTTGGCGTGGCGAGGTAGCCATCGTCTATCAACTCGCGAATGGTGACAGGGTCGACGATTTTCGTGTAGAATTCCTTGAGCGCCTTTTGGTTGCCTTCGCGATGCGGCGTTGCTGTCGCGCCTATGACCGTTGCTTTTTCCGGAATGTAGGCAAAGAGTTTGTCAAAGCTGCCTTTGTGCGCTTCGTCGATGATTACGAGGTCAATATCCTGCATCATCTTTTCGTATTCGGCCTTTGCCATTCGTCGGTTCAGCGATTCAATCATCGCGATGTAGCATGTTGATGGCTGCAGCTTTGCTTTGCCTTGCTTGATGGCTATTGGTGAAACGTCAAAGCGCGTCAGTGCGCCGTCTGTTTGCGTCAGCAGTTCGACGCGGTCGGTGACGATCAGCACCTTCTTGCCTTTGCTTAGCGCGGATTTTACCATTGCGCTGAACATTACCGTCTTTCCGGCACCTGTTGGAGCGCAGAGGATCACGCGCCTGTTGCCCTCGCCAATGGCAACGCGCAGCTGCTCAATGGCTTTTTGCTGATAAGGTCGGAGTGTAGTCACTTGTAGTTGGTTTGTAGTAGGTTTTTTGCAAGATAAGTTACTACAAAAAAACGGCCTTTGCAATATCATGGAGGGCGTTTTTTGCATTTGTAGTAAGTGTAGTAAGACTTTTTTAATAAAAAGAGTATGTATTATATGATGACGATATGAATAATATTCACGCGCATATAGGGTTTCAAAAGTGCGTTTGTAGTAACTACATCTTACTACAAAATTGGGGGAATGTACGTTTCCAAGTCGCTGGGGCATATTTGCCATTTTTTGATTGGACACTTGCTTCCTTCTTCCCGGCGGCTTTGCTGGATGTAGCCGAGTGCTTTCAGCTGCTGACCTGTCTTGTGGAGGCTTACGGATTGCCTTGAGTTCAGGTCGATGTAGACTTTTATCTCGCTCGTCGTCATCCACTTCTGCACGTTTGTGCTTGGCGGCTTGAAGTACTTGACTATCAACTCGCGCTCCAAACTTGGCTGTTCGTTGTCCATCGTGTTGTTGTTGAGGTACGCCGTGTCTTGCGTATCTAAATACCATGCCTTTGGGTTTGCCTTCCATTCGTTGTATAGCTCAACCCACAGGTCTATTTTGTCGATGGCTTCGTAGCTATCCCAGTCAATGCTGACCACGTCAATCGGCACGATGCGTCTATTGCCGGTCGGGTCATTTATTATTTCGGCCTCGTTTGACGTGCCGCACAAGACTGCTATTCGTCGCAGCTCTTCATGCACTTTGCCGTAAGGCTTGCGTATTGTAAATGTCTGTCGGCTGGAAAGTTCTTTCAGCTTCTTCGCCTCCTGCTTGCTCTTTCCGCCAAATTCGTCATCGCACAGTATTATCTTCTTGCACATCAGAATCTCATCATCCTTACCGGCATCGAGTTTTGATTCACCGTAATACGAGCGCAGTTCTTCGGGTAGCAGGTATCGGAAGAAATTTGTCTTGCCGATGCCTTGCGCTCCTGTCAGAACAAGGCAGATGACGGAGTAGTCGTAGTGCATGGATGCGACTACGCCATGTAGCCATTTTTTAAGGAAATTAGCGACGTAGAAGGGATCATGACCTTTTGCGTGTATGCAGTCCACCAACTGGATGAAGTTGCCTCTCGGTTGACGTGAGGCGTGTTTAGCGAAGAACTCTGCAAATGGGTTATATCGTGCTGTGTTTTCGGAGTCGATAATGTCAAAGACGAGTTGCTTTTTAACCTTTGATCCGTAGGCGTGAACGGCTTGCAGGTAAATCGTGTTGAGTTCGCGATCAGTCACTGGCTCTCCTGATCTCTCGTAGTTCCTTGTGACTTCGTTAAAGCGGATATTGATGCCTCCGATAAATGTTTTGAGTGCGTCGAGCATTTCATCAGCACTTGGCTTCTCGATGTCTTTTTCTTCCAGCGCAAATGATTGCGTGACTCGGTCTTCTACATCTTCAAGGCCGTCGACTTCGGTGAGGTAGCTGATGGTTTCCTTGCGTGCGTCGTCCGTAGATCGGAAGCCACCAGCGACACCAACACGCGCTCGGTTAATCAGCGACATGCGCTCGATTCGCTTAGTCTGCTCGGTCTGCGTTTCTACGCCAGCGGCGCGCGCCATGTAGACGAGTGTTGCAAATGTGATTTCACGACGTGAGGATCGCTGCAACTCTGCGTATTTAGCGTCGCACTTTTGTGCGTTGTACTTAGCACTCATCTGCGACAGGGTGTGGAAGTGATCCAGTCCTTTCGGATCGTCTTTGTATTTGCTGATTAAGGCGCAGCCAACGCGATACCAGTCTTGATAGCCTTCGCATAGGTTTATGTTGCGACTTACGATTTGCGCGATCATGTAGTCGCTATCTGATTCGTTGCCGACGTACTGCGCTCGCATCGGTGCCGATGGCTTTGGCAGGTAGTCTTTGAATCGTGCTGGCTTTTTCTCTGAGATGTAGAGGTCTGGATCATAGCTGACATAGCGCAGTCGGGTGACGTCCTTGCAGGCACGGTCAACGATTAACTCGTACCTGTCTGCAATGCGCTTCTCAATTCCAAGGTAAGCGTCGAGGTGCCTGTTCGGATCAATAGAAAATATGGCGCAGTAGCCTTTGCCTCCAGCGGAGCGGAACATCGCGTATAGCAGTGGATCGTGGCGCAACTTGGCAGCACCTTCTTCGATGTTTGGGTTGTCCTGCTCATCGATGTCCATGCAGATAAAGCCGCTGTGCTGGATGAGCTGGTCGGACTTGCGTGCTTTGAACTCTCCGCTTGTGGTGAATGCTGGCAGTCTGTCTTTCCCTGTTTTCCCTGTTCGGTAGTCAAGGATGTAATCCTGCCATCGTCCATCTTTGATGTTGGCAAGAATGGTGTTGAGGTCAGCAGAATTTACTGGCGTGACGTTGCGGTGTGAATCGAATATCGAAACTTTTATAGACATGAAATAGGTTTGGGATGTAGGTAGAAAAAAATACCCCGACTGTTCGCAGGCAGTCGGGGCAGGCCAAGGTAGCGGCTTTGCTTACGTCAATGCTCACCTGCGAAAATGGGCATCAACTCTATTACAAATATAGCAATTATTCTCTCACCTCGCCACGCCTATCGTGATCATCTGCAACTATCCGCATCGCGTCAATGACCGAGTTATCCATGTACGTTGCGGCAATCGCAAGGTCGTAAAACAACTGCACGAGTTCAGTGGCAGTGAGGTCGCTGTCGTCACTTTCGATGCTGATGCGCTTGCCATCGATTTGCAGGCTTAGCTTTAAGCCAAGGTCAGAAGGGAAGGTCGCTGCCATGTGGTTCGGGTTTAGTGGTGAATGACTGCGCTGGTGATGGACGCTCTGCGTTTTGCTGTTTGACCTGCACGTTGCCGGCTAAGAACTCGCCCTTGGCACCTTGCTTGCGCCAGAGCGACACTTGGTATTCGATGCCATTCAGTAGCAGGTTGCCTTTCCACGCGGGTGCGTTGGCGTTGTCGGAGTGGTTGGTGAAGACGCTGATATCGCCGTCTTTCTTTTGGTATGTACTCATAATTTGGTTTGGGTTTAGATTGTTTTTTGGGTTAAGGTTGCAAAAATAGTGGTGGTGCGTTCCATTCCTCGCATTCGTTTTCGAAGGCGGCATCGTAGAAGAAGTCCAGCGGTGTCTGATCCAGC